CCGGTGAAGTCCTCAAGGGAAACGTCAGCGTGGAGAACCACCAGCTCGTCGAGCACGGCCCACCTTGTGCCGCTCATTGTGTGGACCTTCTCCATAACGTGAAACGAGTGGTTCCTGTCCCCTAAATCCCAGCCGCCTATAAGCTCAGTACAGCTGTCTGATGGCAGGATTACCTCCCACTCGCTTTCTACGGGGGAATCTGCGTCCCCGATGACGTGGATATCGTGCTTGAACACCTTCCCAAAATGGCTATCGCTACTACTGGCTGTCCACTTCCCCAGTACATAGCGGTCATAAAGCTCCGGGTCTGGCCGGAATGTGGCGATCAAATCCTTCCTGTCATGCTCTGTTAGGTATGGGTTGTCGTAGATCATTGCCTCAATTACCTCGAATTGAGCTGCGTATTCCGGGTCTGTGTGCTTTTCAGCGAACGGGGCTTCATACCAGAGCTTATAAATCCAGCTTTGGGTGCCTTCCTCGGCTGGGTTTGTGTCCCCTATCCATTGGTGCCTCCCGTATGGGAGCCCCGGGAGCCTTAGTTGTCCTTTACTTATGGAGAAAACACAGCTATCCTTAAAGTTGGAAAGCTCTGAAAAGAAGATCATACTGAACCGGGTTCCCTTTATTTTCTCCTCAATATCGTGGTCAACATCCAGAGAATGCAGCTGTATTTCCGTCTCATTCTCGTGCATATTCTTGATTTTCATGTAGTTCATCTTGGTCACCCCGTCCACCTTGGGGGGCACGCTGACCTCAAACCCGTCCAGATTCTCCTCCCACTCCGGTATAATCAGGTCTGTCAAATCAGACCAAACACCCGACTTGGCGTTTCTTATCGTCTTGGTGAAGATACCCACCCTTCCACTTTTGGTTTCCCAGCAGTGGCGAACCAGCCTGTGTAATACCCCAATAGTCTTGCTGGAGTATCTCGGGCCTGCTACCAACAGGTAGCGCTTGTTGCAGTTGAATATCTCAAGCTGCTTCGGGCTGATGGACGGGTACCAGCACCCACTAGCGTCTAGCGGCATACTTGTGGTACTTTAACCAGAGAGGAGCGCTTATGGCAAACGAGATACGAATAGATATGAGTGACCCAGCTATGGCTGAGGCATTGGTTGAGTGTGCGCCGGGTGAAACCAGCACCCTCACAATGGACGTTACAGTAACCGAGAAGGGGGTTGAGCTTGTTGGTACGGTTGACCCCGCCACTGTCGAGAAGTACGCTGCCGAGGAAGAGGAGGTATATGAAGAAGAGACTCCCCCGATTCCGGCAGCTCCGGCAGCCCTAACGGCTGCGGCAGGAGGTGCTCCCCCGGCTCCGCCAGCTGCGGTTGCTGCGGTGATGTAATGTCAAAACACAGGCCCGAGGTCACATACAATTCGGACGGCACAGTCAATGTGGTGCTGAAGTTCTACCGCCTTCGGCCGACACGGGGAAGGGCGCTTAGAAGTGTTTCCTACCACGATATGGTCCTTAAGGCGGATGACATGAATGCCTATGTTAAACTATGGAGGAGGATGCCTAGGGACAGGATCAGGAAGGTTATGGTACAATATGCAAAGAACCGGATGCTTCAGGAAAGCCCAGTGATAATATGATTGATCTAAATGTACTTAACAGCCGGGGTGTAACAACCGATAAACTGAAGTCGGTTTTTGCCGGGGATGATGAGTCCGTGTCAAAGAAGGCGAAGCCGCTACTGGACAAGATAAGGCAGAGGATAGATGACGGGCTTCAGTTTTGCATCAAGAACCACAAGGTGTACCACGCTTTGGACTTGGCTTGGGACACCCCGTTTCGGCAGGTGAGCCACACGCTTGCCAGCTCGCTGATAAACAAGGAGCTGGACGACGAGACAATCCTGAACGCAACAAAGGACTGGGGCCTTACCGGGATGCTTGAGACGGTGAAGGATTCCAAGGGGACCCATAAGCGGCTGAACCTGCCCGTGTTCTTCAACGTGTTTGTGCCGGTTGTGCGTGCCTATGTGACCATTCGGTGGGCCCGTATCTATAATGACAGGAGGCAGTATCCGCTCTTTAAGTACGAGATGTCCCACAACACGACGACCAACAAGCTGCGCTCTGATATCATTACGGATCGCGTGCAGACTATGGCCAATCAGTACGGTTACTCTGAAACACTGAAGCAGTGCATATTCCAGATGCTACACTACGGCTGGTGCATGCAGTTCCCGACAGAGGAGTGGCACTCCGAGACGCAGGTTAATATAAACGCGGTTGGGGAGGAGGAGGAAAAGTATGTTAGGGAAGGCCTGAGGTATCACCTGCCACATCCGTCTAGGGTTTTCTTTGATCAGGCGCACAGGACAACGTCGTTTAATAGTGACAGCGGGTGTGAGTTTGCCGGTTATTGGAGGATTATGCGCTATGGGGATATTCGGCGTAATGAGAAGTTCTGGAACGTGGATAAGATTAGCTATGGAAAAACGACCGACCTGCTCGGCGGCGCGAAGACCTACCTTGAGCTGGTTTCGCCTTGCACGATGGAGTTCCCCACGTCGAGGACAGCCTTTGGTGCGCTGGACAGGGAGAGTGAAATGGACAGGGCCTATAATAAGGCGGATGATGACAAGGCTGTCCTTATTACTGAATACTTTGAGAAGCTTGTTCCTAGTGAGTATGGTTTGGGGGACTATGATCATCCTGTTTGGTTTAGGTTTTGTCTCGCTAACGATAATACTATTCTTTATGCAGCTCCCGTTCCCTACTGCCCCGTCATCTACTATGCCTATGACCCGCACGAAGGCAGGTCAATGAACGCCAGCCTGAGCTTGGAAGTTATCCCGTTTCAGGATCAGATCGGGAACCTTTTATCCCAGTACCTGTTGTCAGTTAAACAGAACTTGGCAAACCTTACGTTTGTTGACACGGATCAGGTCCCCAAGGATATGATCGAGAAGCTTCAGAACTGGGGTGAAAAGTTGTTCAGGGGTTTGAATTTCCTACCGTTTAGCTCAAGGCAGAACAAGTTTGCCCAGTCCGATGTTAGAGAAGCGTTCAATTCAGTCCGGCTCTCCACACTTGATACCAATGGAATCGTCACAGCGATGCGGCAGATTATCGACATGTTGGAAAGGTTACTCGTTATTTCTGCTCAGGAGGTTGCACAGTCCGCCTCTCACGAACAGACAGCCGAGGAGGTCAGGACGGTTGCCACAACAACCACAACCCGACTTGCGTTCACGGCTAACGCGGTTGATGACGCGATTGCTGCGTGGAAGGAGCAGGCCTATCGGGCTCTTATGGCATATGGGGAGGATGAAATTTATGCCAACATCAATTCACAGTACACTGTGGATGCCCTTCATTCGCTGGGCTTCTCGGTTACTGAGAAGGACGAGGATCGTTCTGGCTCTGTCAAGGTGCGAGGGCAGAAGAGCGCACTTAATCTTGAACATATTGGTTCTTACCGTGATACTTTGGATCGTGTTTCTGATAATACAATGGCTGCTGCCCTGACACAGCTTTATACAATGGTTGCCCAAGACCCTGAAATACGTCAGAGTATCGGCGTCGATCAGGTGTTGGACGTGCTCAACAGGATAGGCCAGATGCTCGGCCTGCCAAGGGACTTTAAGCTACAGAAGATACAGGATGCTCCCGGCCCGGATCAACAGGCAGAGGAGATGACCAAGATTGCCGAGGAAATTCGAGGAGCTATTTTGGAGGAGGTTGGGCAGGCCATCGAGCCGGTTGCAGAGAACTCAAAGCAGAACTCTGCTGCCATTGAGCAGATTGTTGAACTCATAAAGAACTCGCCCCTGCCGCCTTCGGAAGCGCAATATGATAACGCTAATAAAGCTCCCGGTCCCGGACCAGCAGGTGCTCCGAGTCCAGAAATGGCTGGGGTCCGATGACGGTAATCTCTTCAGGGCCCTGCTGCATGCCGAGATTGCAGCGTTTCAGGAGGAGGCGGGCAGGCTTCTTATATTGGCCAAGGATGATGACAGAAAGGTTGCTGATGCAAAGGATGCAGGGGCAAAGGCCAGCGACTTGATGGGGTTTATTGAATTGATGAATGCGGTTGAACTAGGAGAGCATGAATTTACCCGGGCGGAGGTGAGCATTTCTGAAAGA